TTAAAGTTGTTTGTGATTTACTTAAACCTAATTGAGAATCTAAATAATTAAATGAAGTATTATCTGTTTGGTCAAAGTTAAATGTGTGTAAGTATTCTACATATCTTGTAGTTGCACCATTAATAGTTCTTTTAACAATCATGTACAATTCATATTCACTATCGTCTGTTGGAATTACTGCAACAGATTCACATACTGCATTACCAGTTCCAAATGAACCACCAATAATATGTCTGTGCCAAGCAACTACTTCTTGTTCTCTTTGATAAGTTAGTGCAATTAATTGACCATCACCTCTAACGCACCATATAATTGCTAATGGTTCTTCTTGATAAGCCATTTCAACAACATTACCTTCGGTAATATGTTCTGCAAGAATAGTTAAATCTGGAGCAATATAACCATCAACATCAAAGTTATAAGCTAGTTCTCTAATTTTTCTTTTTGCTCTTTGTAAAAACAATGTTGCATTACCAACTGATATTGCATCTACATTTGCAGCACCATGATTAGATTGTTTTTTAATCATAATGTTTGTAGGAGTTACAGCATTATTATCACCACCCCCAGATACAACAAATTCACCACCTGCAGTACCTATAATTAAAGTTCTAGCAGAAGTTAAAAAACGAATTGCGTTTACTTGATTAGATGCGATTGTATAAATAATAGCATCATCATCTGCAACAGTTCCACCAATGTTAGCATCCATGTTTTCATAGTCACCAGACTTAGAAAAATAAACTGTTTGTGGATTATTAATACTTGCAGCAAATACTAATCGTTGTTCAAAGAATGATACGCAAGATGGGAAACCTGTTGTTGTAGAAAATGCACCCAGAGACCAATCTGTGTTTGCATTTGCGTTTGCAAAAGCTGTAGTAATTGTAACAACTACAACTGTTGTATTTGTTCTAGCTGTAATTATTCCATAACCATCACCTATTCTAATTTGTCTACCAACATCAGTTGTTAAAAATCCAGAGCCACTATTAATACCTGTAACTGCAGAAGCGGTTACATTAACACCAGTACCAACACTTGCAGAAGCCGGAGTTAAAGTTGTTGTACTAACATTGGTATCTAAAAATGGTCCATTAGTAAATTCAACTGCAGCTAAAGTCCATGATGTGTGACCTGTTCTTGATAACTTTCTAGTTTGATGATTGGGGTGCGTAATATACATAACATCAGCACTTTGTGCAAATTTTATATCAAATAATTCTGCTGTTAAATAAGGTGTAGATATTTCGTAAGCTGATCCACTAGATTCTATTTGACCATTGTTTCTATAAAATCTTATGTACTGATTGCCAAATTCTAATATGTAGGTTTGTTCAGTTGAAAATTCAAAAGGTATTAATCTTGTTTTAGCAGCTGGAGTTTTTACTGAAGCAACAAATTGTGTTCCGGGTCTACGAGCTGCCGCACCATGAGGATAGATAACCATATTTTCTACAGTTGCACATCCTGCTGAATATTTTGCTAAATCATTTCTTCCATCTAAACGTGGAGATAATTCACCCGCTGTGAAGTTTGTAAGTTGTGCAGCTACTCTAGCCATTATTAATATCTTGAGTTAATGAAAGTATCAGCACCAACAACATCTGTCATTCCATTATCCGGATTAACATTATATCCTTCTGTTGAATCTACAAATCTAGCATCTCTTAATTTTTCTTGGTATGATACAATCATATTTTGTGAAGTAGTATTATTAGATGTAATTGCATAAGCAATATCTGCACCTAATGCTGAAGATAAAGTTTCTCTTAATAATTCATCATATTGATTTGGGTCAGTAACTCTTGAAATGTATAAAATTTTCATAGTCTCACTATTAGATAATATACTTCTTCCTTCTACTTTATGATTAGAATCGTATTCTAATATTCTAAGTAATCTTAAACAATTACCGGGTAAGTCATATTGAAATTTAAAACCCCAAGCAGGAGTTGTAGTTGATTGTGGTAATTCTACTCTTGTTTGTAAACAGTTCCAAGGGTGTGATCTAAATACTGCGTCTCTTACTTCTGAAAATCTAGCATTACAAAGTCTAGCGTTTTTTGAATCTTCTGTTAATGAAAGTATTGTTGTAGCTCCTAGTTGATTTAATGCTCCATTACATATTCCTACTACTGATGCCATATTACTTCCTTATTATATATTTACGTCTAATTTGTCTATTACTTTTTAACGCAAAAATTTCTTCTATTGTCTTTTCTTGTTTAGTGTCAAAACCATAATGATTCTTACCATCATTTTGAAATCTGTCTACTAATACATACCTGTAAATGTAATTGTCTTTTTTAAGATGTAATACAGGTTTTAAATCTTTAATTTGTTTCATGCACTCTAGGGGGTTTCCACTCTCGCTTCCACCCCCTAAAATAAGTATTAATCTAAAACGTAAAACATAGATAGTTGAACAGTACCAGTACCATTGCCACCTGCAATAGTTGCTGTAACCAATAAACCATCTTCATTAGCATCTACAACTGAGTTTTCACCCAAAGCTATAGTGTTAGCAACATCATGTCCAACAGCACCTGTTGAAGCAGTAGCTGCTAAATATTCGTCAACGTCAAGAGCAACTGCAGTACCTGCTGCATTAACGTATGCTGCGTGTCCAACTGATATAGTTGTACTTGAACCCATTGCGTCATGTGCAAGTCTTGATCTTACAATTCTTGCTCCATTGGGTAGAACGAACATATTGATAGTAGATTGTTCTGCATCTGCTTCATACTCAGCAAATGCAACTCTTACTCTACCAGCAAGTTCATTTGTTTTTACCTTAACAGAAGGTACACTAGCGATTTTCGCATATTGTATTGAATTAGCCATAATTATTTCTCCTTTTTATTAGCTATTATTAGTTTGCAAGAACAGAAACAACTTTTGCTTCTTCCATTCTAGTCGCACCGATTGTTTGACAGTAGTACACTTGAGTAGCGTAAGATTTATCTGATCTTTCGTCTATTCTAGCAGTTACATCTTTACCAACACCAAGTAAAATACCATCTTCTGCGAAGGCTATACATTGAGTGTTTGCTGCTCCATTATCAACAAGTCTGTTAGATACATGAAATTTGAATCCCATGAAACTATCAATTTCACCTTGAACCAATGCTTTAACAGTATTAAAGTCACTTGAAGTAACTGTAGTATTGTTTAACAAATCTTGAATCTCTGTTGGAGATACAATGATGTGTCTTTTGATTGAAGGATCAACATCACCCGAATCAAGTATATTTTTTGCTGCTGCTAGTTTAGCTATGTTCATAGTATTAGCTCCACCAGTACCAACTGCAACAATATTACCTGCTGGTAATGCAACTGCTGTTCCACCAGATACTCCAGTATTAGCTGAACCTAGTGCTGCTGCGATAATCACATCATCCATTGCTCTTCCCATTGCGTATGCAGCGGCTTTTGCGTAAGATGAAGTTGGATCAATCAAAAGTCTAACTTTGTCTTGTTGATCTATTAGATCAGCAAATTCATAATCTGCTAAGCTAACTCTTCTTCTTGAGTGAGGTGTATCTATTTGTGGTGTGTCAGAATGTCTGCTAGTTTTTAGAACTGCTGTAACTTTACCAATTTGGTCAAAGTAAGCATCTTTTCCAGTAACAGATTCATTTCTAACTGCGTCTCTTAAAAGTGATCCCATTTGTTGAGATAACATTTGTATGTTTGCAGAGTATTGCTCTACAAACGCTGTAGTTATTTGTGATGACATATTTGTCTCCTATTTATCATTATTGTTATATTTATAAAAAACAGAATAGTTCTCCATCAATAATGATAGGCAATTCTTGGATTTAAAGTCTTTTAGACTACAATGCTATTCTTTGTGGTCAATAAGGTTCTTGCGAGTTATCTTATATTTAATTCCTTATAATATATTTTATTATATTACAAGGAATATAAATTATTAATCTTCTTTAGGTTGAGCCATCTCTCTTAATGTATAAACCTGTTGAACCATTTTTGCGTGATCCGGATGTTTGTTATTCCAATAAGGTCCAGTAGTATCATTAGTAATAGCTGATATTTCTGATTGTAAATCTTTCATTGAATTAACACTTTCACTTTCAGTTGAAACTAATTTATCTTCTGAAAGCATACTAGCAATTTTTGCAAAGCCTTTTATTATTTCTGGATGATCTCCAATTCTAGTACCATCTTGCATTTGTAAATCTAGTATTTCTGGATTCATATTTGCTTTTGCTAATGCACTAGCTTTTGAAACATTGCTATCAAACTCTTTACCCCACTCAGCTCTTAATTCTGTTTCAGCTTGAGCCTGTGCAGTTTCAGTATCAACAGTTGCTCTTTGCATATTGCTTTCCATATTATTTTTATAGAACTCTAATATACCTTGAGCTTGTGTATTGTTTAAACCAAGTTTATGAGATTGTTCGGCAAAAGATTTAATTGCACCTTCATCCATAGCTACTGCTTCTGATTCAATATTCAAAGCATACTTGTCTGCAGTTTCTGGTCTACCCAATTTTGAGTACACTTCATTCCATTGATCTTCAGTTGAATTTTTATTAGGTACAGCAACCTTGTCTTGACCAATCATTCTTGTAGCATTGATGTAAGATTTAGCTAGAGCATCTATCTCTGTAAACTTTTCAATGTTAGGATCGTTTCTAAATTCTTCGCTTATAGAACTTTTCCAACTTACAGGAGTATCTCCACCTGATACAGTTGATTTTATTGCAGTAGGTTGTGTTGTTTCTGTACTTGTTGTTTCTACAGGCACAGCTTCTTGTGTTATCTGTTCACTTGACATTATTTATCCTTTTGTTGTAGCATTGATTTAATAAATAGAATGACGCTACGTTGTCCCTCTAAGTATGCACTCTCGTGACTATCTCCTTTTACATTAGTAGTAGTATGATAATGGCATCTTTTTTCTATATCAGCCAAAACATTTCTACCTTCATTTGATGCAAAAATAAATTGATAATCTTTTTGTAGTTCTTTTAATTGTTTTTGTATTTCTCTTACTTGTTTTTCTTGTTCCTTGTTTTCCATTTTACTCCACTAAGGCTTTTGCTTCTTCCGGTAATGCTTTTGCTAGTGGT